TGCCATAGTTTTTCTCCTTTACGTTATTATATATTATTCTGGTGGGTTATCAATTACTTCGTTTCCTGCCTCTATCCATTCTTGTATTGCTTGGTAATCTTTATTTTCTGGACACTCATTAGGTACCCAATAAACAATTTCATCAGCTACTACTTTAATCATATTTTTTTCACCACTAATAACGCAGTAACTATATTCAGCACTTGTGATATTTTCTTTATTCATAATTATAACTCCGCATCTATTTTACCTACAATGACATAAGCACCTGCATTTTGATTTGTGTAATACATATTATCTGTTCCACCTCTATCACCACCACTAGAATTATTTAATGTTGAGCCAGATGAACCTGTCCAATCTGATAAAGTTGGTCTTGTTCTTTTTCTAACTTTGTAAAATACATGACCAATATATGTTGTACCAGAATACAAACCTCCATGTGAATTGGCACCAGTTGTATATTCAAAATAACGCATACATCTATTTTCATTAACATCATGTGGCAAGAACTCAAACTCCGAAGCCGTTTGACCAGCTTCTAATTGTACGCCTGTAATATACCATTCGTTTGATGTGCTATCTGCAAGGTTAACTTGTGAAGATGAAACTCTGTTTGCATTTACGTTAGTTCCCCAAGTTCCATTTGAAAAAGTACCAGAAGTCCAATCTGAACCAGCACCTAACCACCAATGTAATACAAAACTATATGAATTATCATTATCTAAAGTTCCTGTCGTATCTCCATCATAAGTAATAATTTTCTTTTCCCAAGTATTAGCAGATGAAATTGTGTAAGTTTTTGAATTAAACCTTGAATTATCTGCATCAGCTATTTCTAATGTGTAAGTACCTGTTTTGTTTGATTTAACCCAAAATGATAAAGTTAAACTTTCTGCATTTGAAGTACCTTTTTTTAAATACTGCAAATTTTGACCTTCTATTCTTTGTTGTATTCTTAAAGCATCTCCTGATGCTAAACTTCCTTGTGCTGTTGTACAATCCATTTTTAAAGATTTTGCAAAACCTTGACCAGTTGGAACATCAGTTGATTGTGTTTGTGTAAATACATAAGTTGGTGTACCACCTTCTCCAAATCTCCATCTATCGCAAGTATAATAACCATTATCTCCATTGCCTAAACCAGTAGCAGAAGTTCCTCTTTGTGCTATGTCCATTGAACCATTGATGATGATGTTTCTGAAGTTGATATTGTTATCAAGTTTCGATTGAGGTACATCCTCGATCATGTTTGTTGTATCTATTCTACTTAATGCCATAATTAACTTCCTATCCTGTATGCACCGAATACTGGTTCGTAAATTCTATTATCCGTTCCAGATGATACATTAATATTTGCGTAAAGTTCATAATAATCATTAACCGCAGCAATGTCTATAAAAGTAATATTTAACGCATCTCCAACATTATTAATTCCTGAAGAACCCTTTCTAACTTGATTTTGTGAAATTTCAGAACCATTTTTAAAAAATTTTATCTTAGATTGTATGTTAGTATTATTACTTGAATAATTATAAAGTTGACCATAAAAATAATATTTACCTGCAACTGGAACTGTAAATCTATAATTAGTGCTTGGATCGTAAGCGCTGTCTGTATCAAAAGTTTCACTATCTAATGTTAATTTTGTATCAGTATTATCTGGAAAACTTCCAATATAATCTCCAGAATAAGTTGCTTGAAAAGCAGGATTGTTAATCTTCTGCGTAGTAAGATTACCCGCACCATCAGATGTGATAATGCTGTTACCGCCAAAGTCCTGTAGTTGATTTGCTTTTATAATTGATGCCATAATTATGATCCTATCCTGTATGCACCGAAAATACTTGCTCTTGGATAAAGAACAGTTCCTTCAACCACTCCACTACCACCATTAGCAGTATCTAGTTTTATATATACTTCTAAATAATCTGATGAACCATTCATATCTATTGTTGCTGAAGCAACTATTTGTGTTTGTCTTACTGGATTATTTAGAAATTCATTTATCACCTGTTTATAAGTTCCACCATTTTTAAAAAAAAATAATTTTTGACTATTTAAATTTGAGGCTGATGAAGCATCTGTTAAGACTTCGGCATATACAAAATATTTACCAGCTACTGTTGGTGTAAATCTATAATTTGATGAATTATCATAACAATTGTCTGTATCAAAACTTTCTGTTTCAATTTCAACTTTTGTTAAAGTGTTATCTGTTAAAGTTTGATTTGCAGTTTTATATGCTTCAAAAGCTGGATATAGAAAACTAGACTTTGCACCTGTAGCCAAAGTAAATTGATCCCCAGAACTACCCAGGGTTACTGTGCCGTTGTCCGCGATTGGTTCTATATTTGTTGTTTTAATTGTTCCCATAATTATCCTATTAATGCTTTTATTTCAGCATCAGTTAATCCTAAATCTTTTAGTTTTTGTTTTCCATTAGATGCGTCTGTTTCTTTTTGTGTTTCTGCGTCTTTTAGTTCTTGTATCTTTGCGTTCACTTCTGCCTCTGTTGGCATAGTTGCACCATCTTTAATAATTTTAATGTATTGGTATTGCATACGCTGGTCGTTAGGAATTTTGTTTCCATTGTCATCATGTGTTTTCCAACCATACCAATTAGGTGTATCAATATTAAAAAGATGTAATGCGTTTTGAAAATAATCTCTATTCATTATGTGTCTCCTAATCTTATAACTGTAAAATGAGTTTCGCTTTGTGTTGTATTTCCTCTAAAAACAGTCCCAGTACCTGCACTTGCTAAATAAAACTTAAATTTATGTGTAGATACATCTGTAACATCATATAAAAAATCAGTTTTTACATAACCAGTTTGAATTACAGAACCACTAACATTATTTAAATTACCAACTGAAACATAATCATCAACGCCATCTATCTCTACAGTTAATCTTGCAGAAGCACCACCTGTGTCTCCTGTTGCAATACTAAAAGCTATATTTGCATCTATAAAATAAATACCTGTTTGAGGAAAACTAAATACGCCACTACTTTCAGTTAATCCTGTTCCAATAGAACCATAAGTTGTTTCATCAACTCTTTCCCAATTTGAATTTATAAATCCTGTAGCATTACCTGTGTCAGCAGTTAATCTCCATTGGTCAGCCATTGTTATTCCAACTAAACCATTACCTGTAACTGATGCACCACTTGCTAATGCAATTGTTTCACCACTCGCACCTAAAGTAATTGTACCACTACCTTGTGAAGATTGATGTTTAATATTGTCTACAAATATTTCACTCATTATACTACCGTTAATGTTCCTTGTACTGTTACCGTTGCTGTAAATGATACTGGACCACATAACATCATGTTATCTGTTGCAGGAACTGTAATTGCTTCTGAAACTGTTGCTAGATTTTTATATCCACCATTAATTGCAGAAATCATTCCTGCTTGAATACTGTTTTGACCAGGGTTAATGCTACCTGTAGATTTACCTTGGAACACTACATAGATGTTTGCTGTGCCTGAAGGGGGTGCTTCTGTAAAAGCTAAAGTTGTACCACCTGATATTGAGTAAGCTGAAAACGGATCTTGTCTAACGTTTCCAACATATACTTCTGCTTCTGCAGTGTTTGAAACACTTTGACTTAATGTAAAATTGACAGTGGATCCATCACCATTGAACTGTTGAGAGTTCATGGTATTTAAATTTTGTTTCGGAGCGTTTCCTAAATAAGCCATGATTCTCCTTACGTTCCTACTTGTGCGATGTATGATAGCCAACAATCAAGACTAGAAGCAGTGTCTGATCTTGCTTCTAAGAAATCATTGTTCTCTACAATAAATTTTGATCCCCCGTCAATTAATTCAAGTGATCCACCACTTACTATTGGCGCATTTTTGATTAAATAAAATCTAGAACCACCGTTCACAATACTAAAATCAACATTGATTGTTGAAGTTGTTGTATTCGATAATCTAATTCCAATCACAGCATCTGTTGATGTTGTAGTCAAAATTCTTGCATCTGCTGTTCCAATATTTCTGCTAAATGTTCTTGTAAAACTTTGTGCCATAATTTTATAATACCATTCCCATTCCCATTACAAATGCTTTGCTTGTTGCTCCAACCGGATTCCCATCTGCATCTAAATAAACTGCTTTACTTGCAGGTTGTGTACAAAATACATCTTTACTTCCTCCTGAAAAATTTACTGCAGCATCACCATTAGATGATGATATAACTGTGTCTCTTGATAAAGTATCTGGAGTAGCATCGGTTACAGTTCCAAGACCAACTTCGAATTCACCTGTGCCTGTATTTACAATTGCATAGTAAGTTGTATTACCAGTTCCGATACCTGCAACAAATCCTTCAAAATCTTGTACCGCTCCAGCAAGGTTTAAAGTACCTGTACCAGTAGTTGCACTTGTTTCTTTTACTCTATCATTAACAACAAGAGCCATTTACTTTCCTTATGTTAATCTTAATATTGCAGCTGAAGTTGTAAATGCAGGAAACTGAATTGTAAATGTTCCTGCAGTTGCAGTCTTATCTCCACCAAAATCTAAAACACAAACAGCATCAGTAGTGTTTGAACCACCGTCAGTTGTTGTATTGTAAATTAAAGCTCCTCTAGCTGTTAATGTTACACCTGTAAAAGATAGATCGGCAAAGTCAGTGATTGCTATTGCTGAAGATACTTTTACACCTTGATTAACAAGTGCTTTACCACCTGCAGTGTATCCTGAAGAAGTAACTTCAGTATTAGATCCACCACCTGGGTTTGTTGAATAGTTTTCTGTTGAAGCACCTAAAGTTGCTGATGATGTATACATCGCTAATTTATATGTATCAGATGACGTATCAAAGTCATGTTTTCCTTGAAGTAATTCTTTTTTAAATGAATTACAAATTGCGTTAGTTGTTATAGCCATAATAGTTCTCCTTTAATTTTATGGTGATGGTGAAGGTATCTTAACTCTAGGTACCCCATCATCGTATTCTGCTCGTCTTCTTCTCCCCATTTGTTGGAGAGCAAAATTCTGTATTCCTTCATTATACTTACTTTTATACAAATTGTACATATCCATCGGTCCTTTTAAAAATGCATATGCTTCAGTCAAAACACCATCTAAAAGCATTCCTTGTTGATATAATGATAAATAAGTATTATTCGAAGAGGTAAAATTAGGTGGTGTTATAATATAATTTAATTGTACTGCATATGCTTGGTCTGGTGTAGGTGCAACAACAATTGAAGTATCATCCCAATTAGCATAATATTTAGGTAATCCTTCAGCACCACTTGCGTTATATTCTGTTATAAAACTAGTGTCTCTTTTTTCCATAAAAGTTCTTGTTCCTGTTTGATCAGTTGTGCTAAACACTTGAAGTGATCTAATAATTAAAAAATCCTCAGGAGTTATTAAATATCTTTTATTTGCAGTGAATGAGGAGGTAGAATATTTTCTTGTATCATCATAATCAACTTTACCCGCAACATCTAATTCTACATTTCTAATAAATTGCCCTATAATAGTATCTGTCAACACATTTATATCTACTTCAGTAAAGTTTCTTACTTGTGTTAAAAAATCTGAATATGATATTGCCATTATGTAATACTAACCTCCACTTGTCCGATGTCTGAAAGAAGTTCTCTTCTTCTATTTTGTAATGATGGATCTTCAGGAATCATACTATGTATTATAGATGTAACTCCGTTTCTTGTAATCTCAAAATCTTGTGTTTTAAATGCAAAGTCACCAGGTAAAGATAGGTTTGCAACACCTACTGAAGCTCCTCCAGAATCAGATAGGGTTACGTCATTACTAAATTTTTGAGCAGGTTGTTGAAACTTCATGTTTCTGGAATTTTGTAAAGCTATAGCATCTGCTGTGTTGTGTCTTCTTCTTATTTGAGGATGTTTTGGTTCAAATTCAGAATAATGAACTAAAGAACCATTCCATTCTTTCACCATTTCAGTGTATGGAAAAGCCATTCCTGATCTATCTGATATTGATTTTGATCTTTTTCCTGTAGCCCATTTTGGCATAATTATACTCCGTTAGGATAAAAAGATTGTGGAGTTATGTATGTAGATGTTCTTTGACCATCTTCATCTAACGCTCTTTTCAATTCATCCTCATAAACTAATTTATTTTGTTGTACAAGCTGTGGAGCTTTTTTCATAGATAGATAATATGCTAGGCCCGCACACATACAAGGCAAAAATCTATACGCAACATCAGCATCATTAGTGTAAGCACCAGCATCTTCAATTCTTTTTATTACATAATATTTTAATGTTGTGTAAGTGTTTAAGTCCGGTGCTTGATATAAATATATTTTAGGGGTAGTTAATCTTTCTACATAATACTGTGAAGGTTGTCCAAGAGCTAATTTATTTGGTAAAGCTGCATAAGCTGATCTATCAATTTTCATTAATGATACATCTTGAGTATTGACACCATTTGCGCCTGCTGCAGTTGAAGATACAAAAGCTTCTAAAACATCACTAACATCAGCTGCAACAGAATATTCTGCTTGCCCACTAACTAAAGTTGCTTCATGAAGAGCTACTTTCCAAAGATGGATACCTCTATTACCCCATTCTGCAAATAAGAGATCTAGACTTCTTCTAGCAGAACGCATTTCATAACCAGAGGTAGTGCTAAGACCACATCTTTCATAACCCTCATCGATTACTTCATCGATATTTAGATTAAAACTAGTTGTTCCTGAAGTCGCCATTAAAGTCCTTTTTACGGTTATACAATTTCTTAGATTGTATCACTTTTTGACTAAACTTTGAAGACCTTAGACTTTTTGCTACGTAATTTCGCGATGACTCGTTGTTTTTTCTTTTTTTCACCTCTAGCACCTCTTAAGTTACCATTTATTTGTGCAGATATTTGTCCTCGTCCTATTGCCATTATATTATATCCTTTGCTTTACCTATTATAGGTTTGTATTTTGTTTTACCTTCTGATTTGTACGCATGCAAGAACTGTTTTCTTGGTTGGTCAGGTGTATAACTGCAATGAATCCATCCGCTGTTAGGTTCACCTGGAGTGTAGAACTCTAGAATGAGCTGGTCATACGGAAGGTTCTTGTTAATCCAATCAGCTAACTCAGCATTGTCCACACCAATACATTCGAAGTCTGCCGCCTCAGCTTTTGCATGTTGGCTATTGATTGAGCTGCCTATTTTTAAGCAAAGCTGCTCGCTACGGAACCCTGATGTTACCTTTACTCTGCCGAAGTGGTCACGTACCGGTTGCAGTATATTTTCGCACAATGCTTTTAATTTTTCTATTTGACCAGAATTAGGGTTGTTATTTATATCCAACCTAATTGCTGTATCTGATTTAATTAGCTCTTGAAGAGAAAAATTTCTTGTCAATTCCATAATTACTCCAATATTAATTTTTTAATTGATTTACTACCATCGATGTTCGACTCAAGCTCGGCCATCGACTTTATACACTGGTAAATAATATTATTATTTTTATTTGATCTCATTGCAACCCGCTTCCCTTTCAAGCAGTCGGACATAGATTCTTGTATTCTGTGTTCCTTAATCTCTCCGTTGACAATCATAAGTAAGGCTATAATTAACTCCATTAATGACCTCCGTTTGCTCTAACTTTGTCTTTTAATTCTTCAATATCAGCTAATGCTTTATCTAATTGTTCTCTTAAAAATTCTATATTAACTTTATTAGTCATGTTCATTTCTTGAGTCTGTTCCATTTTCTCGACACTTTTATAAAGATCCTCAATTAAAAATATTTGCTCCTGATCCACGGGCACTTGTTCAGATTTTTTTAACAAATCATTTTGAAATAATTCTCTTGATGTCTCCAGAGATACTAATCTAGAAGTCAGCTCAGTATACCCAAGTACTCCCATCGCGACCAGTAAAATTAAACTAGCTACCGTCTTCATTGGCATTTGCACCTTTGCCTCTTCTCCGATGTTTAGTGGTTTGTTACTCATCTAGGCATATATCCTGGTTGTAAAAAAAGAGCTATTAAAACAAAAGCTACAATTAAAGCACCTGTAAAATAATAGTTCATCCTCTGATACTCCATAATTATTTTTTTTTCTTTTTTTTGTTAAAAAATATATTATCAATCCATCCTGCTGCTTTGTCTAGTGCACCAAACAAATTATAGAAAAATTTATCAATCATTTTTATCTATTTCGTAAAACATTTTGTCACTATCTTCTGTAAGCCAATCTTTATTTTCAACATTCCATTTTGTAGTTTGGACTGAATAATCTGGAACCCCGTCACCAACAGTGTAGTTAGGAGCATCCCACAAAATACGATTATTAGGCTGAGCTGCATAATTACCGTCATCAAGAGCCAATATATGTGCGCACTTATGTTCAGCAGGAATTTCAGAATGTTCTGTATCCAAGATATTACTTTCTGGATGACCCCAATCGATGGTAAATAAATATTCGAATGGATAATTCTTTTTATCTTTTCCATAATACTTACCTCGTTTACCTCTTAGAAAACTAAAGCAATGAACACTAGGATAATAACTAAAACAATTCCACAATTGAAGCTGGTCGATCGGCATATCAGGCACTTCGGCTCTATCGAATTTTTCTTGAAAAAACGCTGATATAGGCAAACGCCAAAAGCAGGCACCGTTTGGTAGCATGATATTAAATAAGAGTGCGCGATCTGTAATAGAGACCACACTAAAGATACAGCAGTCAACAGAATCTCCTTGATGTTTTTTAAGATCATATAAATATTCCTTTCTTATTTTGCAGTATATAGGTGGTATGTCAGCATTCAAGTATGCCATAAGCTAGCACTTCCAACGTCTTCTAGCTTGTCTTAATCTTGAATTTGGATCTTTTGCAGCTTTAGGAAACTTTTTCATTTGCCCTGCTGATCTTGCACAATAAGATTTTCTACGTGCTGCTCTTTTTTTACCTGGTTTATCTTCTGTAACAGCAGTGCTTAATTTACTTCCAGGGTTTTTTCTTCTGTATGCTGCAACACCTGCAGCAGTCATACCTGCACCACTTTTAGTAGATCTAAAATTCTTTTTATTTCTAGCAGGCATGTTGTCTCCACCCCTGCTAAACCCTAAAATTTTTAAACCTGCTTTATTCACTTTAGCCTGTGTATGTAATAGTTATACTTCCACCAGCACCTGCAAGATTGTAAACAAGTCCTTCTTTAAAAAGAATACCGGAACCCGGTACATAAACTTCTAAACCTTCTGTATTAAAATTGTATGTAGCAACTGCAGTTCCAGGTGATGATGCATCAGCTGAATCGTAAAAAATAATTGTTGAACTTGCAATACCTTCACCTTGAATAGAAGTAATTCTCATTCTTCCAGTTTTTGCCAATGTATTCGCACCAACTGTAGTCATGTTAAGTACTTTTTGGTCTGAACTAAAACTTCCTCCGCCTGACATAATTTTCTCCTTTAGTTGTGGCTCCCGAAGGAGCCACTATTTAATTATTATAAGTCTACTGCGTCTTGTACAGAATTATTCTGTATATATAGAACAGTAACTGTAGCTGCACCAGTAGTACCATCACCATTAGCACCAGTAAAGTCAGCTAGAACTTGTAGATCAGTAGTTCCAACATTAGTTGCTTCAGTATCCAAAGTACCATGAGTAGTTGCTAAAGCTTTAACGTTAGCTGTAGCTATAAATGCATCTGCATCTGCTGCAGTTCCAACTGATGCAGTTGCTGCACCACCATCATTGTTTACTGTAGTAACATTTAAAATCACATCAATAATTTGTGAATTAGCAGGTACAACTGCACAAACTTGGTTTAAGTGTGAAGCACCAATAATATCAATTTTTACTGATTGAGACATTACAACTTGGCCAACATTAGCAATATTAGTTCCAACTGTAGTTCCTGTAGTGTTTGAAATCGTTCCCGCTTTAATTGGTCCCGAAAAAGTAGTAGTTGCCATAATTTTCTCCTTTGTATAGCTTTTGTTATGTAGTCTCTATACCGTCTGCCTAGCCAGTCTACATAATAATTATTTTTCTAGGTCTTTTAATTATACATAAAAAAAGGGGCGATGTAAAACACCGCCCCTTCTAATTAATACTGTTAGTATTTATTAACTAGTTGGTAAATTTCCGTTACCAAAAATACATCTTGGATCAGAGAATCCAAAAGAGTATCTTTCTCTAGCTTTAAATCTCATGTTACCAGTATCGAAGTCACCTTCCATCGCTGTTTTGATCGGTGATCTAACGAACATTTTTAATCCGTTAGGCACGTCAGTCATCAAGAAGTATGAATCAGTATCAGTTAAGAAATTATTAATTCTGTAACCTTCTGGTACCATACCCATTGAACCGATGGCATTGATGTCATTATCAGCAGTTCCAACTCTCATTGGAGACTTCATGATTCTCTCAGCAGTAAATTGTAATTCTTTTGGAATTATCATTTTTCTACCAGAGGCAGCGATTTTAAGACCTCTTTCGTCTACAAATCCTGCAATGTCAATCAATGATTGCTCAAGTGAAGTTTCGTTAAGGTCTGCAGCAGTTGCAAGAACGTTTGAGAAAGTTCCACCAGTTGCTAGTGGGTGAGATGCATTAATTAATGATACTCCATCACCACCAGTAACAGATGTTACTTGCGCGTTGTTCAATACGTTTGCAGCTTTAACTTGCTTCGTATTTGCCATAGATCTTGCAAGAGCTCTTGTGTATCTGCCCGCAAGTCTATCGTATAGGTTGTCTTCGATCGCTTCTTCAGTGATAGCAAATGCTAAAGCGATTGTTTCGTGGTTGTATCTAGCTGTGAAAGTTTCACCTGCTTGATCAAACACTACTCCAGCACCTTCTTGTTTAGTTGGTGCAGAAGCGAAACCGCTTAACATCACTTCTTCTTCAAAAGCTCTGTCAGATGTTTCAGTAGAAAAAATTTCAGCATGCTGATTTTCATATCTACTATATTCCAGGCCGAATAAAGCATTCAAACCTGGCTCTAGTTCTTTGACTAGTTGTGATCGTGAAATGGCCATAGTTATTCTCCTTTATCCTATATACCTGTACCACTTCTGTAGAAGTGATTGTTGATTCTAACAAGAATGTTAGCATTTGAAGTCGCAGTATCAGAATTATCTGGGTCTTGCGAAATATCAATTGCTTGTACAACAAATGTTCCTGCAGTACCTGTAGCAGATACATCTAATTGTACTTTTGATATCCCTGTTTGTGTTACACCTGTAGTGTTAGTAACAGAGTAGTTAGCATACAAACCAGCTCTTGTGAAAGCCTCATCAGCATCCATTAAAAACACAGCATCTGGATCATCAACAACGAACGCAGTAATGTCGCTCGCTACGATTGAACCAGGGTAGTAGTTTTTGTATGTCGGCTTTTGAGTAGTTGGATCTGTATAAAAACATCCGTTAAAAACGCCCACAACAGCATCACTAGTGTTAGCAGTATGTCTTTCAATATTTCCTGCAGCAGTTGGTTGAACCAAATCACCTTGGAAAATTGCAGTGCCATAGTTACTAGCAATTGTGTATCTGTTTTGAGCTCCTACTAATGGTGTTCCGTCTAGTTTTCTGTACGGTCTTAGACCGAACTTTTCACTTACGTTTGCCATAGTTGTTTTCTCCTATTATGTTTATATTATCCAAGCTACATCGGGTAGGTAATGCAAAAAAATTATTTTTTACGACTACCACCAAAGGTAACTCTAGACTGCCTATTAATATTAATGGGCATGTCCGGGTGTTGCTCCTTCATAAGATCCCGATCAATCGCGTCCGTTCTGTCTTGAGTAATTTTTCTAAAATACTCAGCGCGTTGTTTCAAAATCTCCTCCGGTATCCTTGCCAACACAAGGCCACCAATTCCGACTAAACCAGCGTGTTTTCCTTCATGAATAACAGGGTAGTCATTTTCACCGATCTCACTTAAAATAGTTTCGGCTTTAACGAATTCCCAACCTTCTCTCAGTTTCTTAGATACATTACCTGGATCTTCGAATCCTGCAGTTGAAGTTCTTATCCATCTGTGTGCATAACCATGCGGTGCAGCTGGCGCATCCAAACTGGATGGTGGAGTCCAATCTTTTTTACGAGTTGATTTTTCTCTCGTACTAGACCCGCGTGAAGTTTTGTAGTTTTCCATTTTAAGCTCCTTCCTTCACGTATTTTGCGTATTCCTCTAGTGGCACCCCTAATTTCTTAGCGATAACTACCTGTGATTTGGTGAGTTTCACAGACTTGCGTCCACCTGATCTTCTACTAACAGAAGCTACATTCTGGACGGGTGTAGCTTTAGTTGTTTCTTCAGCAGAAGATTGAGCAAATTTCTGAGGGAAATACTCCTTCATACGTTTGTTGATTTGATTATAGTATTCATCACTCTCAGATTCAATCCCCTCCTGCAACAGGTCTTCGTGTATTCCCATAGCTGCGGAAGTCATAACTCTATCAGAACCAAACCAATTATTATCTTCAGCCCATTGCTGTGCTTTATAGCTAATCTGAGGTTGTGGAGCCTGTGAGTCTTGAACAGGTTGTGATTCTACTTCTTTTTTCTTTGACTCTTTGTCCGCTAAAGTCATTGAAACTTTTTCTTTTTCAACTGCTAATTTAGTCAAATTATCCTGTGCTTCTGTAATTGCATCAGTATCTTGTGATTCATAAGCAGATTTTAATGCAGCTTTTGCTTTATCTCTTTCAGCATCAATTCTTGCATTATATTCTTTAAGATAATTAGTATCAGTTTCTTCAAACTGAGTTTGAACATTATCGTATTTGTTTTTTAAACCTTTCGCATAATCAAGCGCTGCTCTTTCTTTTCTCTCAGCTTCTTTAATTTGAAAAGTTAATTTTTTAATCCGTTTTTGAACTTTTTCAGAATAGCCTTCTAGATCAGCATATTCCGAATCTGTTTCTTCTTTTTGTTCAAACTTAGGTTTTGTTTCTTTTGATTCAACTTCTTCAGATGCTTTAGCTTCATTCAAAAGTTCTTTCGCAGTTTTTTGATTTGATACATCAGTATACCCAAGATCAACATCTTCTTTTTTTTCAAAAGCAGTTGAGTCCTCTTGAGGTGTTTCTACATTAATTGTTTGTTCATTTACTCCATCTGTATCTATTTCAACAGATGCTTGATTGTTTTCTTCAGCCATTTAATCCTCCTTAATAATGGTGCAAAATATCGTTGGGGTCGCTTATAGTTGAAATGACTTCATCATCATTTAAAACTCTAACTTCTCCTCCGTCTATCTTGAATCTTGAACCCGCGTACCTACTAAAAATTATCCATTCATTTAGTTTGCACCAAGGCCCTTTTGGAAATTTATCTTTATCGTGATAACAAAGATCTCCCATTTTAAGCACAAGACCACATACTGTAGTCATTTGTATTGTTTCTTGTGTTGTATCAGATAACCACAAACCACCTTTGGTTTTCTTTGGTCCTGCAAAAGGCAGAACTAAAAGTCTATATCCAGTTGGTGTTGGTAATTTATCTAATGTTGATTTGTCGATCGCTTTTGGATCAAGGACTGTTTCTACTTCATCTTTTGCCTTGTAGGCATCGAGAAGAGCTTCAGTCCGTTTCGGTGTCTCCGTGGACTTCATCTTCATACTCCGTTGTTGACAGCAGGTCTTTAAGACTCTGTTGCAGGTCTTCTAATGACCTGATTTGACCTCTAACATATTGTAGTTTCTCCATGGTGTCAACACTATATATAGCGTATGATTTTAGTTTCTCGATTTCTATTTTAATTTTTTTTTGAACAAGTGATATTGTGTCTATGTCCATTATTTTATTTTTTGTAACATTATTTTATTTTCGCCTTGATCTAAGACTTTAAAATTCCAATAAGTTAAAGCTTTCCCTATAACTTCCATATCGTAAACAAAATAATCATCAAAAACAAATCTTGTGCCTTTCCTGGATTTATCTGCAAACCAAAGAGCTTCACGCATAACATCTTTTGTTGTATGTGGCCCATCAAAATGTACTAAATCAAAAATCTTATCTGTTGAATTAAATAAGTTCATGTATTGTATATCTGTGAAATGATAGAAATTAAAATTTTTATTATTAGCAAAATCTTTTACTAATTCTAACCTCATTTCATCCGGGTAAACTGGAGGTATATCAGTCCACTCACCAT